TGCAACTATGAGTTTACTGAATTACGGGTTCTCTACGTCTGAGATAGCGAATGTCAAAGCAAATGTGGCTGGAGCACCAGATGAAGAATCTCCGTCTGGCTCAGTTATTCCAACCAGAAGCGCTCTTGGGTAAACGCGGTCTGTGCCAGGAACCTTGAGGTCGCAGTCAAATGTTTCAACCGTAATGTCATAGTACGCACGTCCAACGAGTGGGCGTAGGTCAGCAAGCTTCTTAGCTAAGCCAGTAGCAAGATCTGACTCATTGCGGTCATCGTCATAATGCGCTGTTAGCGTAATATCTCCGATTTCCGATGGCGCACAGATAACGGTTGGACGAAGCTTGCCACCCTCGTAGATTTTCTCTACCGAGGCTGTAATTTCACCACCCGATACCTGAGCAAACTTGAAGCCCGTCCACTTTGGGTGCTTTTGAGGCTCAACTGGCACTATAGAGCCAAGAACCTGCCTCTGTGATACTTTTGCCATTGGTCATTCCTCCGTTATTGAACGACTGTTGCTGTTAGGTTTGACTTGACGATGTCGACTTCAATCTTGTCGCCAACGCTGCTTGTTCTGATGCCAACCTTTGCCTTAACAGTGCCACCAGCAAGCTGCGAAACTGGGTTTAGTGAAGCATCGCATCTGACCGTGAATCCCGAGTCAACCTTCTTGCCATTTGCATCGAAGGCCTGGAATAGTGCGCCAGAGTCGCGAAGTGGAGCAAGGACGGCAATCAGGCGAGCTGTTACGGCGGCAAATATTGTGTCTCTGCCATCGATTACGCTGAATACTAGGTCCTCTAGCGTCCGCTTTGAATCAACAACAACAGTGTTCACAATGTCTTGCGTTGTGATGTATCTGAAGTTGTCTTCATCAGTTGAAAGTGAGCGAGCTCCATAGATACGGACAGAGTTTTGAATAATTCTGATCGCATTTACACCAGCATCGTCAAGGGCATCACCATCTGTCTTGTTGATGTCGGAAGCAACGCCTGTCGCAAATTTTGAAACTGATATGAGTCCAGCCGGTGCTACGTGAGGACCCGTCTGGTTATGTGCCAACGCTCTCTTGGCAGCAACGTATCCAGTCGGCGGGATTCTTCTTGTTACGCCAGCTACGTCAGTTGGAACATCAACCCATGGGTGGTAGAGGGCAGCGTGCTCGGCATGCTCAAGATTTTGCAGATCAGCAGCCTTGGCGATTGCGTCTGCATTTGTCTCATTTTGGCCAGCATGAAGAATTGCAACTCTGTTGTACTCATTTGCATGAGTAATCAGGGCCTCTGATAGCGGGAACGAGGCAGCAGATGCCGTATTTTCCGTACCATCAACAATTGCCACAGCTCCAGCACCAAGAGCATCATTGAAAAGCTCTAGTCCGTCTGTAAGTTCTGTATCACCAACATTGCTTCTGTCATCATTACCAGCTGTAAATGCAGATGGTGCACCAGAAGTACCAAGTGTGGCGGGGATTGATGTTTGACCAGATGCAACTGTTGCAGTTACATAGCGCGTTGCTATTGTGCTGGTGTTAATTCTGCCAGCAGCCTGGGTTAGTGATGTGCACGTGCCAGTGTTGTATACAGCAACGCCGTCGTAGTAGAGGGTGATCTTGAAGTTTGTATTTGCAGTTGGGTGGCTGACCCATACACCAATGTTGCTGCTCCAGCTTCCAGGACCTGTTGCATCAAGCGTCATTACCGTTGTTGCCGAAGCCGATGCAATTCCCTGAAGGTTCTTCAGGCCGGTTGTTGCGGCTGGTCCAACAACTCTCGAGACGTAGGCTTGCGTGCCACCCTCCTCGAAGAATGCTTCTAGTGTCGGATGCAGATATGAGTAAGATTGGAATCCTCCAAACTTGTACTCAAAGTCGGCCAAACTCTCAACGAGTACAGCCTCGTCCGATGGGCCTCGCTCTGCCATGCCTACTACAAACAGTTGCGATGACTCGCGAACTGTTGCACTTGATGGTCCTGTTCTTACCGCTGTGGAGACGACTACGCCTGGCATAAGACCTTCCTGTAAATCTTCTTCTGGGGTTTTAGCCCGCCCAACGTTTTATATTGTACAGATGTTTGAGGTTTATCTAATGCAACTGTATGAAAAGAATATTGTAAATAGATTATCAATTTATTATTACTTCCGGATCTGAAACATCACCCGAAACACTGAGAGAAGCACTTAGCGTATGGGGAACAATGTCCACCTGTATTTCGGACACCTCACCAATTGGTTTTCTGGAAACTATCTCATCTATTTCTAGTGTGTAACCAAGATATGAACCGGCCATCATTCTGTCACCCTTTAGAAGGGTGATGTCAGAAAATTCTTCCCGAAGAGATCCTTCGTCAACCATTACACGAAAAGATTCTCTCCCAAGCCCTGATGCTGTTTCAGAGTCATAGACCTTTAGGCATGGGTAGTCAAGTAAGGCAGAACGCAAAACTGTTGTCAGCCTGTCTCGCATTATGGTTACTTCTTCCGAACCCTCTGTTCTTGCCCATATGTATGTCCTCATCTGGTAGGCAACTCTGTAAAGAGGGTCGGGACCATCAAAACCTATTCGGTTAAATGAATTTGTTGATATAGCAACCGTTATGACTGTCGGCCATTCATCAATAGCGAGCGGCTCGTAGGCAATGAACTGTTCCGGCGTTGGAAGTGTTATATCGTCAGCCTGCCATGCATTTCTGTAATCAATGATGCGTATTGGAATATCCTGCTTTAAGTAATCATTGACATATTTCTTGGCAAACTGCGCACCATGCATTAGCGGATAATTTGGTGTAACCATTATATTTTCCCTCTAATAACATAGTTTCTTGCTTTTTTACTTAAGTCGTTTGTAAAACCCTTAGGCTCAAAGATTATTTTTCTTTGCGGCATTTTTGTTGTTCCGTATTGGTGAAACTTCGCATACTCAATATCGGTGCCGAACTCAGCACTTAATTTATCTATTTTATTTACTGATGTTCTATCAAGGGAACGAAGGCTATTGAACAATTGACCACCAAATACGAGTATTGGTGCAGCTGGCCTTCTTGCACTTTTCCATGATGCGTAACCAGCATCAAGTGGCGCCCATCCACCGACTAATCCACCACCACTTAGAAAGTTTTCAGAAAAAGATTTCTCTAACTGTCTTTTTGCGTATCTCCACACAGGGCTGAAGTCCCTTGATCTGTCAGAGATTTTGTCCAGCATTTTTTCTGCATCTCTTGTATCTACATCAGCAGTAACTCTCATAATCAGGCAATTCTGTTTCTTCTATATTTCCTAACACTCAATAATTCGGAATCGAGAAAACCAGTTACGAGTGGACCAACATTTCTTGGATTTAAGTCTTTAACACCAACTACGTCGTCGTGCATGTTTTGCATTTCTCTTGAAGCAGCGCGAAGAATCATAATCTTAAAAAGCGGAATATTGGAACCGTCAATCCCTGCCGTGTACGTGACAGTAACCAAGTCATTTTCGTAGCCATAGAAATACTCAATTCCATAGCGATGAACTACATAGTCATCATTAACTGTGAGGGTTCTTAAATTCCCATGCACTGGCTGAACAGTTACGGTAGCAACATTTGTAACTGGTGAATTTCTCAGATAAATCATGTGTGGAGGTTCAGCATAAATCATGTTGTCAACAGGATTAGTTGTTGTAAAAGAGTCGTTGTAGTAGCTGTTATCTATGCTTAGAAATGTCCCCATTGGGACGCCATGCTGGGTTGACGGAAGTCTGTACTCTTCTGTAAATGTCTCAACCTCAACTGGGCGGCGAAGATATGCCTCTAATTCGCCCTGAAGTCCAGCAAGAACCATCTCAGCAGCATCTTGCTGACGCAAAGAAAACTTAACGTCCATGTAGGTTGTAAGGTCATTTACGGTGACCAGCATAAGTCACCTCCTACTATCTGGAGCTTCCGCCTCTTGGCCTCTTTGGAGATGCTGCCTTCTTGGCTCTTTGCGCCGCCCTCTTTCTGGATCTCTCTTGAACTCCTCGAGCTATGCCCTCAAGAGCCTCAGCACTTCTTTCTCCACGACGTATTGCTCGAGCTACCTCTATCGAAGGACCGCCCCTTCTGCCACCAAGTCTTTCGCCCTCCTCGGCTGTCTGTATAAATCCACGATCTGCGGCAGCTGCTCTGCTGCGAGCCATTCTTGGGCTTATTTGCCTTCCGGCACGTTCTGCAAGTCTCATATTTCCAGGCATATAGCGGACTGGAGATTTTGCATCATTTGGATCATATGCCTGCATCCCGCCGACTACGCCACGGGCTTCAAGTCTCTTATAGGCAGCATGGGCAGCTTTTGATAGTGGGCCCTTTACTGGTATGGTTCCACCCAATCCAGCAGCCTGTCTGCCCTCTGATGTGTAAGTTCCAGTAGACTCCTGCCCGGCCTCCGATGCAAATAACCTAAGTGTTCTCATATTTCCGAATACAGCTCTCACTGTCTCTAGCGAGTTAAGAGCAATTTCACGAGCACGTGCTCTATCTTCCGGGCTCAGTTCCGCATTTCTTGATCTATCTAGATTTTCAGTAATCAAACGTTGAAGCTGTGCCGCATCGTCTGTTATATCTCGTCCATATCTGAGACCAGGCATGAGAACTCGCTTTCTAGAAAACTATAAAGCGAATTATAGCAGGGCGCTAAATATTATTATTCACCTATCAGCGTTGGGTGGTCTCTCTATTGTTGGACCAGAGTCGATTGTTCCAGGCGGTGCCTCCACGGGAACCCACGCTCTCGAATATTTGTGGTCTTGAATATTTCTGCTTTTAATCAATGAACCATCGAGCATTAGGGAAAGCTCATCTGCCTTCATGCACAGCAGGGATTCAAAATCTGATAAGTTGTATTTCCCAGACAGGCGCAGCTTCTTAATAATATTTGACATAGGTTTGGCAACAACGCTTCCGCGACCACGATTTAGGCGCAAGTGAAGCATCATTGCCTCAAGTGAATCAACATCATGCTCTATGGCGGGTATGCCATTTGCGATCTTTTCCCTAATTTGCTTTACGTTTGTGGCAATAAGGAATCTTTCACTTCCGTCAATAATTTCCCCTGTTGACTTCCTCACATGGATTGGCTCTATGAAGCCAAATTGACCAAGAGATGCAGAAATAACAAGCATGTCTGGTCTAAGGACATGAGTCGCCCTCCACGTAGGCACAGAGAGTGAATCTGGGTTTAAGTATTTAATATTCAAATATTCCGTCATTGTCCTGCTCTTCTTCCATCTGCCTAACCGTATGTGCCCTAGTTTTGGGACCTACGGGGGTGGGTGAATTTACGTCAATATCATTAAGTACGAGCATTCTGATTAGCCAGCTAACTGGATATCCACGTGGATCCTCAAAGTGCTTCTTTCTGAATCGCGCCACATACGCCTTGGCATCTCGCTGCCTTCTTTCACCAATTAGGTAGTCATTGATGAAATAGGAAGCACCATCAAATCCATATGCGGAATATGTTTCTATGAGTTTTTCAACATCAAACTCTTTCCACCATCGTCTTTGTGCGTCAATCTGTGGGAAGCACTCCCATAGACGGTCATAGAATTCTGGCTCAGTAGCAATAACGTCACCTATTCGACGTATTGCAATACTGTGCAATGGAATTCCAACTCTTGTGTTACTTCCAGTTAGTGCAGCTAGGTCGTAGTACTCGCAGAATTCTGCATTGTGCTCTTCAGTAATAAACTTAAATACATCATCTGTATTCCAGTCATAGATGATTTTTGCAAACTTTAGGGGGATACCCTTTTTAAGTTTGTAGGGGGTAACGATATAGCTCTCGTGTAATTTCTGTACACAAGACCTATATCGAACCATTGACTCACTAGCCCTGACACCAGTAACAAACGCAACGTTTCCGAACTTGCCTTGCATGGTGTAGTAGTCGGTTTGTTCTGGAAGTGAAGTGTCATGCGTTAATCCAAAACTTTCGCCAGTTATTGCCCACGGCGGTATTTCCCTAATTAGCCGCCCTTGCTCTTTCCTGGCATTACTCCAGAGGACGGTTGTTACCCTTGTCCCGAGAACCCATATTTCTGCTGGATATGGAAGGCAGTACCACTCCATATCAACCCAATCATAGTTTCTAACCTTTTCTACATAGTCAATAACTGTTGGGCTAACCATCTCTTCGTCTCGGAAAATTACTTTGACCGGCCCTAAACCTCTCTCCTCATGAATTTCCTTCATGAGATATAGAACTGCAGTTGAGTCTTTTCCACCAGAGAACTGAACGCATACGGTGTCGAATGTGTCATAGACATGACGAAGCCTCTCCCTGGCTGCTTCAACACAGCTCATATCGAGGAACATTCGTTGTCTTGTCATACTTCCGTATACGACTGTATGAAGTTAATTAATCTTTCAGCAGTTGTTGACCCATCGGTTCCTGGATCTGCTTTTAGCCACTTAATGAAGTTGTACCAAACTGTTTGCTGTTCTGGACTATCAAATACAATTGTGTATTGAACAACTGCTCGCGGAGCAGCTCCAGTAACACTTGAACCACGGATGGCAACATCTTTCTGGTCTGCATTTGGGTCGGCAACAATTCTTTTCTCACCATTGCTATTTTCAGCAACATGGAGAACTTGCTGAATATCTTCTTTTTTCTCTATTGGTTGAGTAATTATTGTCGGAGTAATGTAAACGCCTGTTTCAGATAGGTCAGTGCTATTTCTATCTGTTTCGTATTCAATTCCGGCTATTTCAAACTCGTCCCAACCAAGACCCTCGAGCAAGTCTGGGTAAATGTCTGCAACCTCAACTATCAAGCTGTCAAGAAGTTCTGGCTCCGTGTATCCGAGTTCCATTGTTCTGTTATCGGCAATTGCATAAGCAATCGCTCTCTTGTCGTCAGCATCAAGGAATACAACGGCTATTTTGTCCCAACCAAGATTTGTTGCAGCTTGAAGCTGGTGATTTCCCGCAATTACAGTTGCCGTGCCATCATCGTTGCGCTTTGCAACTATCGGTTTAACCTGTCCGAATTCTTGGTACGAGGCCATAATCGCATCGACATCACCTATGCGCGGATTGCCATCAAGAAGAGAAAGAAGTTCTATGTCGGTTGCAAGTGGAAGAAGCGACTCATGAATCCCGTTTGGCATCGCGCATCTCCTTCACCCCACGGGCAATTTCTTCAAAAAGCGAGTGAGAAAGTGTGCAGTTCCACAAAAGTGGTATCGAAGCATTATTTTCTTTTTCCCACTTAGCCCTAGCATCGCAGATCTCTATGAACTCATCTATGGTCTTTGGCGCTGTACTCCACGGGCATGAGGTGAATTCCATGGCTTTGGCATGGGCTTCTTCATGGATTTTTGCATAATCATCAATAAATCCAAGCCAGGCTTTTGTTAGGCGTCGTGGAAATAACGATGAGCCATTTCTTGTTAGTTTCATACCTGAACTCTAACATTCGCATTAAGAGTTCTCATCGCATCTATGGCGGTGCGAAGAGAAAGCAGTTTTTCTCGTTTTGTTTTGACTAGCGCTTCGGCAATTTTGTACTCATAGACAAGGGTGTCTGTCTTGTAATCGGCCCAAGACTCTCTTTCCTTAATCGACCCTTTTGCACTTAGGTACTCCTGAGCCCACGATCCCTTATATAGAGCTTCCTTCTTTGCAAAATCTATCGATAAGGATTCGAACGCTTCCGTATGTTCTTCGAGTTCATCAAGTAGCCGAATAATTTCATTTTCTATATCTACTTGGCTTATGGGTGTATTTCTGGATATTCCGCTACCGGATCTCAACTAGACCTCATCATTTTCTCTAAATCCTCCCAATCAATCTTTTTGAGCGAGGAAAGGTTATCTTCCGGCCAATCGTAATGTGATTTACCGATATAGGCAAGACCCATCTGTTCTAGTATCCATGCATCACATCTGTCATCAGCGCCAGGACCCGACCAGACGATATTTGTTTTTGCAGATATTGAGGAAATAACTTCATTCTTTGAAGCATTACCTTTTCCAGTTGCGAATTTAGCCCTGCATGTTGGCGGTATGTCAATGTATGGAATCCCACACTCCCAGAGCCTCATCCGCACCGCCCCACCTAATTCACCAATGCTATGGGCTTGGCTATTTCTTGAAGCAAATGAATAGCTTTCAACTATTACTATGTCAACTAATTTAATTGCTATTAAATCAATTATTTCATTTGAAATTATCGATAGTCGTTCTGGGCCTTT